GACGATCTAAGCTACGGTGGGCGCATAACTACAGGCAGAGGACAGACTACAACGCTAAGGCCAGAAGTAGTTGATACTGTTGCGTTAGGCGGGGCAATGATGCCAGCAGCTAAGGGTCTGAGTAAGGCTGCACTGAGAGAAGGCGCTAGACAGATCGAGACGGGTACTGGTATCGGCAGGGCTGCGCTTGATCCTAGAATGCGTGCAGTACCAGAAGGCGCGTCTATGCCGCAACGACCTAAGACAGAGTTCGAGATACTGCACGACACAGCCCAGCGCAATGCAGCCCTACCAGTTGAGCAGGGTGGACTAGGACTGCCAGCAAATAATACCTATATAGACAGAGCTAATGTCATGTATCCGACAGATGCTTATCATGGCGGGAATTCACTTATTAAAGAGGCTGATTATAAATATAGCGGGAAGGGGAAAGATCAATATGGAAGCGCAGCTCTTTATACTGGAAGCGACCCAAGCATAGCCAATAGCTATGTAAAGCAGGGCGAATCTGGTGGCAATATTATGCCTTTGCGGATAAATCGTGAAGGTCATGTTGAACATGATAAGGCTGGAAATCTAACATCATCTCAGATTAAAAAACTAATTCAATCTTCTCCAGACGAATACGCGCTTTCAAACTTTGGTGATGTCGAATATGAGGGAGCTAATAAAGTATTAGGAAATGCAGTTAATTCTTACAAAGATGTGGGAGATGGAGAATTATTAACTCAGATGAATATGATTAATAATGATTTTTACACTGGACATCCACAAAAATTTAATGAAAAGATTAGTGAGCTTACTGGTATAAAAGGCTTGAATGTTGATGTTGGAGGTGGCAATCAGCTCTATTTGTCATATAAGCCAGAAAACATACGCTCCCGTTTCGCCGCCTTTGACCCAATGCGTAGACATGAAGCAGACATTCTCGCTGGTGTAGGTGTTGGCGGGATGTTAGACCCTCAAGCAATAGCAGAAGCACTTAGACAACAGGACAGAAAATGACCGAAACTCCAATTGAGAAATATCTGAACGTAATCGGCGCATACGACAACGAGTTCAAGAAGTGGGAAGCTCGTTCTGCAAAGATCGTTAAACGCTACAGAGATGATAACCGCAGCCAGAACTCTAACGAGACGGCAAAGTTTAATATTCTCTGGTCAAACGTACAGACCTTAATCCCAGCGGTCTATTCTAAGCTGCCTATGGCTGACGTATCGCGCAGGTTTGGAGACAATGACCAAGTAGGTCGTGTTGCCTCACAGATCATTCAGAGAGCTATTGACTACGAGATTGAGCATTATCCAGACTTCCGGGCAACTATGAAGAATGCGGTGCAGGATCGATTTCTTGGCGGTCGTGGTGTTGCATGGGTACGCTACGAGCCGCATCTAATTGAGCGCGATATGCCGGAGGACGGGCTACAGGTCACTGAGGACGCTGATGAAAAGGATGTAACGAACGGTGACACCCCGGAAACTTACGAAGAGATTGAGTACGAGTGCGCTCCTACAGACTACGTTCACTGGAAAGATTTTGGTCACTCAGTAGCGAGGACATGGGAAGAGGTCACGGTTGTATGGCGCTGGGCTTACATGACGCGAGAGGCGCTTATAGAGCGTTTTGGCGAGGAGTCTGCAAAGAAGATACCTCTGGATAGCGGCCCACAGACACTAACTTCCTACGGTCAGTCTAGCAAAGAGCATACACGCGCTAAGATATGTGAGCTATGGGATAAAGAGACAGGCAAGGTCTACTGGTTTAGCAAGAACAGCAACTACATTATTGACGAGCGTGATGACCCTATCGATGTAGAAGGCTTTTTCCCTTGTGGCAAGCCTTTGTACGCTACTTTAACCTCTGACTCACTCGTTCCTGTACCTGACTTCGTGCTGTATCAAGATCAAGCTACTGAGCTGGACATTTTGAGCGACAGAATTGATGGTCTGGTCAAGGCTTTAAGGGTACGAGGAGTATATGACGCAAGCCAGCCAACGCTACAACGTCTACTGACAGAGGGAGACAATAATACTCTGATACCTGTGGATAAGTGGATGGCATTCAGTGAAAAGGGTGGCTTAAAGGGTAGTATCGACATCCTACCGCTAGATGTCATAGCTGCTACGCTCATCAACTGCTACCGGGCAAGAGAGGACATAAAGAGCCAGATTTACGAGATTACGGGCATATCTGACATTATTCGTGGTCAGACCAGTGCAAGCGAGACTGCAACTGCACAACAGATCAAAGGCCAGTATGCAGGGCTAAGATTAAGAGCAATGCAGGAAGAGGTAGCACTGTTTGCGTCTAGCCTGATTAAGCTCAAGGCGCAGATCATGTGTACCAAGTTCCAGCCACAGACTCTATTGCAGTATGCGTCTGCACAGCAGATGTCTGATGCAGATCAGCAGTTGATACCGCAGGCTATAGAGCTTCTTAAAGACTCGCCACTAGCTAACTTTAGAATTGACGTGGAGGCTGACAGTCTGGTGCAGTTGGATGAAGATCAGAACAAGCGTAACCGTGTAGAGTTCTTAACAGCGTTCGGCGGCTTCTTAGGTCAAGCCTTACCTGTAGGCCGCGAGTCACCTGAGATGATACCAATGCTCGTTGAGGTCATGAAGTTCGGCATAGGAGCGTTTAAGCAAGCAGAGCCGATTGAAGGTACGCTTGATACCGCACTGGAGCAGATGAAGGCAGCATCACAGCAGCCGAGAGAGCCGCAGCCTGACCCTGAGCAAATAAAGATGCAAGCACAGCAACAGTCTGACCAGATGAGAGTGCAATCAGATGCACAGGCTGCACAGATGAAGGCTCAGATTGACGTACAGGCTCAACAAGCACGAGTACAGGCAGACCTACAGATAGAGCAGATGAAGATTCAAGCCGATGCTAACTTAGAGCAGATGCGCCAGCAGATGAAGATGCAGGAGCTACAGTCTGTAGATCAGTTCAATCGCTGGAAGGCAGAGCTGGAGTCATCTACTCGCATCATGGTTGCGGAGATAGGCGCAAAGGCACAGGTAGATAAGGTGCGTGAGGCAGAAGAGGCCGCTAACAATGAAGCTGCTATTGTGCTTGGTCAAGGCGATAATGTAAGCAATGCAATACAAAGAATGGCTGATGTGCAAGACAACATGGCAAACATACATGGTCAGACTATGGATAGAATAGGTACAGCTATGCAGATGATGTCAGCACCAAAGCGCGTAGTGCGTGACATAGATGGCAAAGTAGTCGGTGTTGAGATACATAGCGATTAACGTGGAATGGCTGATTGGGACAGTGGACTTTGGGATATTGCACTATGGGATGTCTCTGTCATTATTGATGACACCCATGACGGTGACTATTTATACAAAAAATTTGCAGAAGAGCAAGCAAAAGCAGATAGGCGCAGACTAGCAATAATTAACTCTTACGAGATATTTGTTGAAGGCAGACAAAAGCTAGAGGAAATTGCAGAGCCATTCACGCAGATAGTTGTAGATAAGCAAGAAGTACCAGTAAAACAGATTGACTTTGATGCTCTATTTGCCGACCTAGACAGGGTTGAAGCAATTTGGAGTAATTACATAGACATGGATGACGAGGAAATACTAACCTTATTATGAGAAAATCTTGGGTATATGTAGACGGTGAGGCTGTTCCTTTAGGTGATGAGCAATATGATGCTAAGGTCTACATCATGCCTGACATAGCTCCCTATAAGTCTATGGCAGATGGCACAATGATTACTGGCAGGGCTATGCACCGTGAGCATTTAAGGAAGCATAACTGCTTTGAAGTCGGTAACGAGACTATGACAAGCCGCGCACCTGTCGTAAAAGATACACGCAGAGAAGTATTAAGCGCACAATTAGCAAATATGTCGCATTCCCAAGCTAACAAGCTAATGGATCGGATGCGAGATAACCAAAGGTTTACCAATAACCCCCACAGGGAGAAATAAATGGATATGCCAGAGTCAGTACCCGATACAAACGTAATAGACAGGAAAGAACTACTAGAACAGCAGTTTGATGAATTAGAGACAGAGCCAAAGGCTGAGAGAGTACGCAGTGCTGATGGCAAGTACGCACCAACAATACCTGTAGAAGCTCCAGAAGTAGTAGAAGAGCCTCCAGTATGGCAAAGAGCGCCAGCATCATGGAAGAAAGACTACCATGAGGAATGGGCGGCGGCATCGCCAAAACTACAAGAATACGCATGGCAACGTGAAGAGCAGATGAGGGCTGGTGTCGAGCCGCTTATAAGTAAGGCTCAGTACGCTGATGAGATGGAACGGGTGGTACAGCCGTACCTTAATACGATAAACGGTCTAGGGATTAAGCCTAGTGAAGCCATTAGCGGTCTGCTACAGGCAGATAACATCCTACGCAACGGTTCACCACAGGAAAAGGAATACTACTTTGCTCAGTTGAGAGAGCAATATGGTATGGGAGCTGCAAATCAGGATGGTGTGCAACAAGCACCACAGCATGATATAGTATACGGACTACGCAACGAGTTAAACTCAGTGCGCGGCGAGATGCAGCAATGGAAGCAAGAGAAGGAAGCTGAATCTAGCAAGATTATGAACGGCGAAATAGACTCATTCTCACAAAAGAAAGAGTATTTCGAGGAGCTTCGACCAGCAATGATCCAACTGCTACAAGGCGGTATGGCTAATACGCTGGATGAGGCTTACGACAAGGCATTACGCCTAGACGCTGACTTATACGATAGACAAACACAGGCCCAACAGGCTAGTGCAAACGTCCAAAAGATAGGTCTGGTAGACAAGGCAGCGAAAGCTGCTAAGGCGGCAGCGGTTAGCGTTAAAAGCTCCACACCCGGAGTAGCGACAACGACCAAAGCGCAAGATAGGCGCTCAATGTTAGTGGAACAATTCGCTAACCTAGATGAGCGTTTTTGATAACCTAAACTGAGGAGTAAATTATGGCCTTCGCCAATAGCTCGGTTAGCGACATCATTGCGACTAACATTCAAAGTCGTACGGGTGAACTAGCTGACAACGTAACAAACAACAACGCTTTACTGCGCCGCTTGAAAGATCGTGGCAATGTAAAAACCTTTTCTGGTGGGAATGTTATCCTTCAGGAAATCATGTATTCAGATTCGGCAACTAATAATACCAATAGCTATTCGGGCTATGAAGTATTGAATGTTTCGCAAAACAGCCCGATCTCTGCTGCTCAATTCTCTATCACCCAGTACGCTGCTGCCGTTTCAATCAGCGGTCTTGAGATGATTCAGAACAGCGGTAAAGAAGCAATCATTGACCTGCTTGACG